CCGGGACTTACCTACTCAACTACGCAGTTGAGAAGGAAGGACTCTTCCAGAGCCCTCAAGCCCACTTGGCATGAAACCATGCCAAGCCCAGTTGGCAGCGAATCCCAGTTGGGGCTCACTGCCTTCCTTTGCGAGTACCTTGTAGTGTCATGCCTGACACTACAACGATACTCGTTAACAACCTTGGTACCCTTCACAGGGGCCGCGGTTATCCCGCCGTACAGGAAAGCCATAAGGAGACCGTCATAATTAAATAACCGCCTCTTCTGACCTCGAGGGACGTACACTTCACACTTATCCCCGTCCACCGTATACGCGACTTCACGCGCGACCCACCTCTTATAGAGGATAGATTGCGTGTGTTTATCGCGTACTCGATTTCGGAGGTAGTATAGTGGAGTTTTTAGTCCGCTATCGTCATTCTCAGCCAGTGGGACAGGATTGTCCGGAACTGTTCTAAGAAGTGCTTGACAGACGTTCCTCACGGGTAAACCCGTTCGCGCCGTCCAATCAAGCAGACGATTCAGTACGACAAAACGATCTTGCACACTAGAGAGTGATTTGACATACACTCCCCGGATATTATGACCACTGAAGTAGTCATAACCGCAAGACTCGCGAAACGGTCCTTCATTGAAGGACTTGCTAATATTAACCTTAAAACCCAGGAGGTTCAAATTATAGACGACCTTGTCATATACCATCGTTGGTACGATGATATCGTCGCCGAACACCCCGAAATTTCCAAGGCAATTTCTACGCGGGAACCGGATCTTAATCCGAGCTTCACGCATAGTAGCAACTACAACGGCTGCAAACAGCAGCGTCTGCAATGGGAACGTAAAACCGTTACCCATCGTAGACACCATATGGAGCTCAACCGGCTTGCCGTATACACGGCTTACCGGAGATCGGAACGTGTTTAACCAGGAGTAAAGACCCCTGGGGAGTACGTCTTTGATCATTTTAATTGATAGCGAGTCGGAAGCTGATTCGAGATCAATCGTTCCAAACGATTGTTCGACACTTCCTATCCTCGCGAGCTCTCGGTTCTTGTCGGGCTGGATGCCCAGATCTATCCCTGTCTTCTCTCGAAGACAGTCTTCAATCCAAGAACCTAAACCAAGCTGAAAAACCATGTTAATGGTGGGCTCGGTGCATATGGTACGCTTAATAGCGTTTGTCTTAGGGACAAAGGACAACGTGTTACCTTCGACCATGACATACTTTCCGTGATTGGATTGGCGGAAATCTTCCGCAGATTCCCAACGCGGGCAAGACGTCACATACTGTCGATAGACAGTATATAGGTACTCTTTGGTACAACTCAAAGGAGAGTCAAACAACTTCGTATAGAAGTCATTTCCTCTGGCCTTCAGAGAAGCTCCTGGGCCGGTCCTACCCTTGTCAAGGATAGAACCGAAGGTTAAAGAACCCAGGTCAGACTCATCATACCACCTCTGTAAAGTCTCCCGAAGGAGGGACAGAAACGATAAGTCAGAGTCAGTCAAAGAACCCCACGAGAAAGTCCTGCAGCGATCATTGATCGCTGAGAATTTAGCAAGGGCTTTGGCCTCCGCATCCGGAGCCTCCATATCTACAAATTTCTTGTAGAACGAAGACTTTAGCGCAGAAGCCGCCGCAACCTGCCAATCGAGCAGCTTGTAGGCCGCTAGATCTTCTAGGTCGGTCTGAAGATTGGATAAAAGAGCATCAGGGTTAATACCCATAAGGTTCTCCCAATTACGGTACATACTACTTGAAGCTGTAGGGATACTCCAGCCATTCGTCTGAAAGACGCTGGTTGATAAGTGCCCTAATCTGCTCGATGTCCGATTGCTCGGACTCGGCATCCCGAGCCGGCTCCGCCTGGGTAGGCGGAACCGACAAGAGTAGTCCTCCAAACTCCGCCCCCATAGATTCCAGGAGCGCAATTTCCGCTACCATATCGCCCACTAGCGCCGTTTCCGGCGGTTGGAAGGTGATCGTATAAGTGCTAAAGGACCTGTCACCTTCGATGGTGACTTCCTCCACACACGAAACGAGATACCAGTCCGCGTCGCGAGACAAAGACTGGTCGATATGGTTCCATATCTCAGGTGAAACCTGAGATGAATTAACGGTAAATTGAACATCGACATTGCTCTTAAAAAGCATGTTGTAGCTCCTAATAACCCATAGGGAAAAGAACGGAGTGGCGTCAGATGATGGCGTTGATGACCATGTCACCAAAACCAGCACTCTGCTGCCAGAGACCCCCAAACATGAGGGACGTACCGGCCCGCACATCGACAGGATTGGCCAAATCGGCCCCAGCAGGGACGCTTTGCACATACGTGCACAGCATCGTCTGCGGGTTCTGTCCGACCAATGGAATCACGCCCTTTCGGACGCGACACTTATAGTCGTTGCGCGGGACATTGCCGACAACCCCAGTCACCGGATTCGCGATCGGCGCCAAACGAACAGTCGTCGGGCGTTCGAACGTGATGGTGAAGGGGTCTGAACCGCTGTGCAAGCGAGGGGTGTTACCCGCCCCGCCCACCCCGGTAACGGCCCATTGCTTGCCGTTAGTACCAGGAGCGGTGTCGACTGCCACCGTGTAGGTGGGTGAGGTAAAACCTGTCTGGGGACCACCCGTGACAGGCGTAGTAAGGGCGATAGACATGAGTACAAGACTCCATAAGGGGTTAAGGAAAGTACGCTAAGCCCGCCGCATAAACGCAAGAGCGCCTATGTTCATCCACTTGTTCGAAGAGCCAGGGATCTCGAGCACCACACGTGGTAGCCCAAGTTCCTCAGCACTCCGCTCAAATGAACAGGCATAAGACTTAACATATATAGGAGAACCAGACCATCCTTGTATCTTGACGTTCGCCAATCCCCCGTTCGTAGGCACTCGCATCGACCCGATCGTCTCAAATTCTTTGAGACTTCGGACGGTGCGATTATGCCATGCAATACGGGAAACCGGAAAACTCCAAGCAGAGATCACATCACCAAGATTGGTAAAGTAATCTACCAAGAACGAGTAAGGAATCAAGTTCCATATTGTAGGCACAAACTGCTCGGGCGAAAACCCAAGCAACTCGCGCTTCATTAATAGAGGGTTCTCAACACTCACTCTGACTTGACCTATGTAGCGGCACTGGTAGCCACGCTTGGCCTTATACGAGAAGTCATAAATGACTCTGTACGGGTTGAACGTAGCGACCTTTTGAAAATTTGCCGCATCACTGGGACTAACGTCCCGGAACTCTTCGACGTAAGCTCGCACGGGCTCGAATTCATTCGGGTCCAATGCTAACTGCGCCAAGGCTTCCGCCGCCCCTTTAACATCATTAAGGAGAGGACGAACACCAAAAGAGTATTCCAGCCAAGTGTCAGCGACGACCTTATTAGCGTCTTTGACGCGTATTGGGTCGATCCTCTTTCCGGTCCGATAAAACCTACGAGTCCGCCGAATGGCGTCCCCGTGGTAAGCTGATATAAGCTTACGGAAAGATTTCGCTGGCTTCTTTAAAAGGCTTAGTGTCTCTCGCAACTCGCCCACGAACGTTCCGCCATCAAAGCGGTTTATAGCGTTCCAAGCGTTGTTGTAGAAACGAGATAAAGCCTGGTTCACGACCTTTGCTCGCAAGTTGGTATCAACGAAGACGGTTGCTGGAGACAGCTGACGTTCGTCGGCGAAATCGCCATGGACGATGTCTCTGTACTCCCGCTTACCCGAGAGGCTGCTGTCGTCAACCCAGTTGACATAGGCATAGCCCCTCGTGTGACCGTCGACTTTGTAAAACGACCCCGATCTGGGAGTCGTTGCTCCTTCATGCCTTTTGATCCGTTCCCGCCACTGGGGCATCTCCGTCGAGGAAACCGAATCTGTCCACGTCAATTTTGACGTATAGACATCATCGATTAACTCTACGCCATTTTCATAGCGTAGTCCTCGAGCGTAAAAACTCCGGTTATTGGGTCTGGATTTTGAGGGCATAAAGAGTCTCCAACTATAAAGCCCGCGTCATGCGGGGAAGAGGGTTTTCTAGCCTAAACTACAGAGCCAAGGGACCACCGGCACGACTTAAGTACCCTAGGGTACGTTAATCGTGTTACATCCGGCGATCCCTCCACACTGCAGCATGGCCTCATAAGCGCAATTACATCGGTCTGTAAAGACCGAGAGGTGAAAGCGCCGACAAGG